TCTGGAATCATTCAACTCCCCGGCCCTGGTATTGCGCATAGGAGAGCACTCGATCAAGATGCCCATGGACTGGCAGATCCTGATCGGCGAACCTGATCTGGGCGACCTAGAGATGTTGCCCTTGACCTCCATCAATGATCGCGGATTCCGTGCGTTCGAATTCAACCCCATGAGCAGTTTCCGTCCCAGCTTTCCTGACATCGAGATCCTGGATGTGTATCACGATGTCACATGGTTCGCTCCCAAGCTCAGGAACGGACAGATGCTGGCCGTGCCCATCGAAGACGCAGCCAAACCATCCTGTGTATACTTTGTCAAAGATATCTCTCGCAACTGCGAGATCGTGGACTACAACAAGGCCTGGTGACATGACACAATACCATTATGAAAGACCTCCTACTGCGGCAGTAGAAACGGCTGCCAAGCCATCGCCGGCTGCCACCAACAAGGATCTAAAACATCTGATCGACCGAGTGTCCGACCAAGACAACGAGATCCAAGAACTCAAAAAGACTGTTCGTAGATTGCAAAATGAATTGCGGTCGGCAGTGAATGCATTCAATCTCCGCAACAATGGATAAACTTTCTATACAGAACGAGATGGCCTGTTTCGATCGCAAGGATCGTGGATTCTACGACGACCTCACCGATGAAGAACGCAAAAAGTTTTCCAACTATCTCATGATCCGTTGGGGCAGTGCCGTGACCGGCAGCCGAGAACTGCAAGAGTTCTATGTGATAGCCACCAACGAGAGATTGAATCGTCATTTCTTCGCGCTGGGCCAGCATCCCAAACTGCAATGGCTCCTGGCCACCACGGTGAGTCCGGGACTGGGCAGCCAACGTCATCAATGGATCCCACCCAAGAAACGCGACGCTGGAGACTCCGGCAACACGCGCAAAAGGTTGGCAGAACTGTTTCCGGCCATGAAGCTGGATGACATCGCGACCTGGGCACAGATCATCACCAAAAAAGAGTTGCAGCAGTATGAGCGAGATCACGGCAACTGATATCCAACCGACTTTCCGATGTGATTTTTGCCAGCGAGATTTCCGACGTGAAAGCACGCTAATGGCACATCTCTGCGAAGCCAAACGCCGGCACAGGGAACGCGACGAGACCGGAGTCAAGCTGGGACTGCAGGCCTATCTGCGTTTCTATGAAATCACGCAGGGATCTGCGCGCCTGAAAACCTGGGACGACTTCGCGAGCAGTTCTTACTATCGTGCGTTCGTGAAGTTCGGTCGGCATTGCCAGGCCGTGCGGGTGATCAATTTTTCGGCCTTCTGTGACTGGTTGATCCGCACCAATGCCAAGCTGGATCACTGGTGCCGTGACAGCGTGTACACCCAGTATCTCGCACAGCACATCCAGAAGGAGTCAGTGACCGATGCGCTGGCCCGCGCTGTGGAAACAGCCATGGAGTGGCAGGAAAAGACCGGCAATCCCAGCAGTGACTATCTGAGATTTGGCAATGACAATCTGGTGTGCCACGATGTCATGCGAGGCCGCGTCACGGCCTGGGCCCTGTACAACTGCACATCAGGCCAGGAGTTCTTGGACCGTATCAACAGCGAACAGATCAGCATGATATGGAGCCTGATCGATCCTGACAGCTGGCAGCGCAGATTCAACGACTATCCAGCTGATCGAGAATATGCACGGGAGATACTGTCCCGGGCCGGGTGGTAGCATGTCAGCAGACATCGACATCGATCTAGCAGACCGCCAGCAGGTGTTGGATATCATACAGGCCGTGCCCGCCAGGCAGCTGCATCAAGGCCAGGTCCGTCGCCATAACTCTGGTGTGTATGTGGTGGACATACCGCGTGACGTGATCGCGGGCTGTGCGGCCCTAGACTACCAGGAAGCAGAAACTCGCGGTTATTTCAAGATCGATCTCTTGAACGTGGGCGTGTATCAGCTGGTGCGCGACCAGGCACACTATGACTTCATGATGCAAAAAGAACCTAACTGGAGCCGCTTGTGGCAAGATCCGGAATGGTGCCAGCAGATCATACACGTGGGGCAGTATCATGAACTGTTGCGGTCCATGCGACCTGACAGCATCGTGAGGATGGCGGCTTTTATCTCGATCATACGTCCAGGCAAGGCGCATCTACAGCATCAGCCCTGGGCTGATGTGTTCCAGTCAGTGTGGGACGGTGACGCCAGCCGTGGATTCGTGTTCAAGAAAAGCCATGCCATTGGCTATGCCACACTGGTGGCACTGCACATGAATCTGCTAGAGTTTGCGAACCAGGGTGATTGATCGGCGCTTGCTTTTTTTGCGCGTGATTTCCTGCAGGCTGCAAACAGGACCATGGATGATGTCTAGATCACGATTGCTGAAGGTCTTGAGGCAGTGCTTGAACTGATCCCAGTCTGAGCGCAGGAAGATGTTGATAGGGATGCTGCGGTTGCTTTCCCACCACCAGATGTTGCCTAACTCCAAAAACTGGCGTTTGGCCTCCGGATCGTCTACCGACCCGAAATCATAGATGGTAGTCACGGTGTCATCACGATTTTGTATGATGCCCACATACTCGATGCCGGCATAAACCAACAGACTGATAAAAGGATACCGTTCATTAAGCATCCGGATCATTCGATCATCCATAAATATTCAAAGAGATTCCTATGTACGCAACCACAGCCTATTTATATCAACAAATCCAGACTGTACTTTTGGTGGACATCACAGGTGTGGGGGCAGTCTTTGATCGGAGATGGCGACCAGTGTACGCAAAAAACCTAAAACTAAACCTGGGGGTGGACAACGTGATCTTGTTCCAGTTCCAGAACCAAGACCAAAAACCCGTGAACATTTCCGGGGCCACTTTCACGTTCCGCATAATCAGTCAGAACGGTGAAAATCTACTGTATGCCCGAGAACTGGTGAGCCTCAACAATGCCCTGGGGCGCGCCAAGGTCACCATACCCGCGGCCGACACCCTGGCTTTCCAGGCGCAGCCAGCATCCTGGAGCCTGGAGATATCATCGGGCGTGTTGGATCAGGCAGTGTTCACAGATGACTATGCGGGCGCACGCGGCGACATCGACATCGTGGATTCAGTGTTCCCGGCCTTTGTGGCCAGCGCCAATCTCACCATACCGGATCAGGCACCAGACAGCAGCATCTACTACACCAGCATGCTCTACACTGACGGACGCAGGCTCACCACGTTCCAGTTGGATCCTGTGAGCTTTACCGGCAGCCTGCGTGTGGAAGGTGCCACCAACGACGGTGATGTCAATGCCGAATGGTATGACATACCCTTTTACGATCTCAAGAACAGCCAGACCGTGGACAGCCTGCACTTTGCAGACAGCACCGAGCGCCTGGGCATCAACGTAGAGGGATTCCATCCCTACATCAGGCTCAGCCTCGACATCACGGACGGCAACGTAGATCTCATAACCTATCGATGAAATTCAAACGCATAGTGGGCTTCGGCGACTCCTGGATGTACGGTGACGAGTTGCTGGATCCTGTGCTGGCCCGGCAAGATCCAGAAGCACACTGCTGTTGGGATCAGAACACGCACTACAGAGAAAGCCACTGTTTCCTGGGACTCTTGGCCGAGCACTATGGTGTGCCCGCAGAAAACTTTGGCATCCCGGGTGGCAGCCTAGAAAGCACAGAGTGGACCTATATGTGGTGGTTGGATCATGAACCCAACCCTGAACAGTGCCTGGTCTTGGTCTTCCTCACAGAATCAAATCGTGCCAGTTTCTACAATCCTGCGCATGTGCATTACTCAAACGATCCACCCTGGAATCGATTCGTACACAGCACCTGGGTGCATTTTGGATCGTCGGTGATCGGTGCTGATTTCACAGACATGATCAAACGCTATCTGGTGCTCACAGAGTGTCCAGAACTGTGGGATCTGCGCTACAGGCGTGCTGTGATGCTGATCGATGCACAGGCCCAGTGCGCCGGCATCACCACCCTGATGTTCAATACCCTGCCGCCAGTGCGTGCCATGCCCAACGTTCGCAGTTTGGTATGGCCCGACTTTGCCTGGACCCTGTATTTCCGAGATCATCCAGACAACCAGCAGCGCGGTCTGATCATGCCCGGAGGTCATCCAAACGAACAGGGACATCGACTTATCCGCGATATGTTGATTCCCGAGATAGATCGTGTTATACTCGCAGAGTGATCGATCTACTCACTTATCTCCCCGCTAAACGCAAACAGACAGCGTCGGGCTGGATCTCCGTGAACGCGCCCTGTTGCGTACACAACGGTGAATCAGCGGATCGCAGGCAGCGTGGTGGACTGAAAGTGTCAGAGCAAGGTTGGTCGTGGCACTGTTTCAACTGCGGCTTCACCGCCAGCTTTGTGCAAGGGCGCAACCTCACGTTCAAAGCACGCAGGTTGCTGGAGTGGATGAATGTTCCTCCTGAAGAGATCGAGCGCATCAATCTCGAGAGCCTGCGACACAGGTCCATACAGGGCATCCTGGACGACCGGCAGAGGACTGCCAATGCTATACAGAACATCCAGTTCGAGGATCGTGACCTGCCTGAAGGTTTCATCATAGTGGATGAGAACACTCCCACACACTATCAGTATCTCCAGGATCGATGCATACCCTTG